TCATGCGGATGTGAAGAGCGTCGAGAATGGCTTAACGAGAAGCTACCTTATAAAACACATGAATGCCTCACAGAAGATGAATACATGTGGTGCAAAGGATATTTTAACACATTTAGAAATGTTATAGCCAGAGATGAGCAGCACAAGCTCCTAGAAATATATAACAGAGTATTTAAAAAGAACAAACAAACTTCTTCATGCAGTTCGTGCGTGAAAGATTTATATAACCAAGTAAAACAACTATTTGATGCTTATGAAGAAAGTGAACAAGAACACCAAGAATAAACTAAAGCAATACCTATCTAAACAAGACAAAGAAGAAGAACCTATAGACTACATTTCAAAACATGAAAGCTATCACAATTACAACTGATGTAAAAAATGGAAAGTTTACTAAAAATACAGACAGAATTGCAAAAGCAGTAAAATACTTTGAAGGTAAAACAATAGACATAACAATGAAGAAACAATCACAATATAGAAGCAACCAACAAAATGGCTATTACTTCGGTGTGATTATTCCTATGACTATTACAGCAGTAGAGGATGAATGGGGTGAGTTATGGAACTCAGACGAAGCTCATGAGATGTTTAAAACCATGTTTCTATACAATGAAAAGGTAAATGATAAAACAGGGGAGATAGTTAAAACTCCTAAATCTTCAACTGAAAATTCTACCAAAGAGCAAGAGGTATATCACGAGAAATGTAGACAGTTTTTAAAGGAGTGGTTCAATGTAGATGTACCACTTCCAAATGAGGGAATATTATTTGAATAAACAAGTTTTATCAAGATGAGTAAACATGGAGGAAAAAGAGAAGGCGCAGGCAGAAAGCCAAAAGCAGAAGAACTAGAGTTAATAGAAAAACTAACTCCGCTTCATGATCTAGCTATGGATGCTTTAAAGAAAGGGTTAGAGAAAGGCCAGTATCAATTTGTACAGCTTTATATGAGTTATTACTATGGCAAGCCAAAAGAAACAAAGGACATCACTATAAACGAAGAACTGCCATTGTTTATTGACTAAATGAGACCTAGCAGAACAACAGCAGTAAACAAGCTTAGAGAATTAAAGCAAAGGACTAAGATCATAAGAGGTGGCTCATCCGCAGGCAAGACTATTGCCATTTTATGCATTCTCATAGACTATGCTATAAGAAACAAAAATAAAGAGATTAGTGTTGTAGCTGAATCCATACCACATTTAAGAAGAGGAGCATTAAAAGACTTCCTTAGTATCATGAGAGGTGTAAACAGGTATAAAGAAAAGCAGTTTAATAGAAGCACTTTGAAATATGAGTTTGTCTCAGGATCCTATATAGAGTTTTTTTCAACTGATCAGCCTGACAAACTAAGGGGAGCTAGAAGAACAGACCTCTATATAAATGAGTGTAACAATGTTCCATTTAGTAGCTATCAAGAATTAGCCATAAGAACATCAGAAACGGTGTGGCTTGATTACAACCCTACTTCTTTATTCTGGGTAGACAAAGAACTTGTAGACCAACCAGACACAGACTTTATCACATTAACATACAAAGACAATGAAGCACTCCCTGAGTCAATAGTTAAGGAACTTGAAAAGGCAAGAGATAAAGCTAAGACATCCTCATACTGGGCTAATTGGTGTAAAGTATATCTAGACGGACAAATAGGAAGTTTAGAAGGTGCATGCATTCCAGACTGGAAAGAGATAGATGCTGTGCCTGTAGAAGCTCGACTTCTAGCACATGGCATGGACTTCGGATACTCTGTAGACAGCACCTCAATAGTCTCACTATACAAATACAATGATAGCTACATATTTGACGAGGTACTCTATAAAACAGGAATGCTAAATAGAGACATTTCAAACTACATCAAAAACAATAATATAGAGGGGTATATCTATGCAGACTCAGCAGAGCCTAAGTCAATAGCTGAGATTAGACAATATGGCCATGATATATTTCCAGTTACTAAAGGCAGAGACTCTGTGGTCTATGGTATTAATCTTATCAATCAGAATGAAGTATATGTCACTAGAAGAAGCAAGAACTTAAAAAAAGAATTAGAGGGCTACATATGGCTAAAAGACAAACAAGGAAACACTTTACAAAAGCCTAACCCCATGACAGGAGACCATGCAATAGATGCAGCTAGGTATTGTATGATGATGGTATTAGAAAACCCCAACAGAGGAAACTACTATTTATATTAAAAACGTGTATATCAATTTAACCATTTTAACGGATTACTAATATGAAGATCAAGCTAAACATCCCCGAGAAGCTAAGCGAGATGACTCTAGGCCAATACCAGGATTGGCTTAAAGTATCAGAGGGTAAGGAGTTAGACACCTTCCTTCAGCAAAAGATAATAGAGATTTTCTGCGGCATAACACTTAAAGAAGTAATGCAAATTAAAGCAAGTGATATAGATAGGCTAGTGGCAGACATCTCAAACATATTTGTAGAAGAACCCAAGTTCATTGACAGGTTTGATTATGCTGGTAAAGAGTTCGGGTTTATACCTAAACTAGATGACATTAGTTTTGGTGAATATGTAGACCTTGACACATATCTTCAAGACTGGCAGCTCATGCACAAGGCTATGGCTGTTTTATTTCGCCCTATTACACTAAAGCGAAAGGATAAGTATTTGATTGAAGATTATGAGAGTGCTGAGAAATATGATTTGAAGTGCATGCCTTTAAATGTGGTATTTGGC